ATGGACAGGGCTTTGAATAGAGAAGACAGTAAGTCACTTATGGGGCTTTTAGGTCTCAATATGGAACAGTACGGCAATGTTCCTCTTATGTATAACAGGTATAAAAAAAAATGCCTGCAGTATCATCCAGAGAAAGGTGGCAACGCAACCATCATGAAGGAGTTGAATAGGTTATGGACTCAATTCACCTGCAGCCTAGAAAAAGTGCGGAGACAGGATGAGGAGGGACAAAGCTGGAGCCGCTCTGAGGTTAGTGCACGTCCTCATCCAGATAATTTGTTTGGAAGGTTTCCTGATTGCTTCCTAGGTCGCTCTCCCAAATGTAGCTGCTACCTGTGCATATTGGCATTAAGCCACAGCATCAGGAAGGGGACTGTCCGTGGACCTAATGTATGGATGAAATGTTGTTGCTTTACATGCTTTTGCATTTGGTTTGGATTACATCCGGACTATAATGCCTGCAAAGCCTGGGCCGAAGTGATCAAAAGAACACCTATTAAGCACCTGAACATCTAAGGTGAGCTCACTGTCTTTTAGGTGCCAACTTACGGGACCCCTGAGTGGGAGGCATGGTGGAGCGATTTTAATCGTGACTATGATGACGGTTCTTCCTCTGCAGCAGAAGATGAGACTGATAATGCCCAGTTCAACACGAACTTTAGACCCACCTTCAGTACCCCACCGAAGAAAAAAACTGAGGCCCCATCTGATTTTCCGCAGTGCTTGGATGAGTATCTTAGCAAAGCTCTTTTCTCCAACAAAACTGTCCAATGCTTTCTGATATACACTACTAAGGACAAAGCAATGCGGCTGTATCACATATTGATGGAGAAATTTAACCCCACCTTTTTGAGCAGACATTCCTTTGAGTTCAATAGCATGCTGTTCTTACTAACGCCAAAAAAACACAGAGTCACTGCCATTTATAATTTCTGTGCTAAGCATTGTGTGGTTAGCTTTCTAAAGGTCAAAGCCCCCCTTAACCCTTTTTTATGTTATGGACGCTTATGTAAAGCCCCTTTTTGCATGCAGCAGGAAAGTGTGCCGGGGGGCCTGAGAGATAATTATTATGCTCCTGATGAGCAGGAGGGTTCGAAGCAAGTATGTTGGAAAACAATAGCTAAATATGCAAGCGATATTGAATGTACAGATGTCTACTTGTTGCTGGGATTCTATACTGAGTTTGAGGAGGACCCAGACTTATGTACCAAATGTGATCATCATACCACACCTATGCACTTCTTGCATCACAGACAGCACCATTCTAATGCTAAACTTTTTGCCGAAAGCAAAAATCAGAAATCTGTATGCACACAGGCTGTGGATCGAGTTATAGGCCAGCTCAGAGTAAAAATGACCCTAACGAGCAGAAGAGACCTATTAACAGGGCGATTTCAGAAGCTCCTTAAAGACATGGAATTCATGTTTGGTGCTTATGGTTCTGCCGATTTAAAGCTATATATGTGTGGGGTGGCGTGGTACTCATGCTTTTTTCTTAACTTTCACAACTTCATAGCTGGGTTTTTGAAATGTATGGTAGATAACATACCAAAGCATAGATATTACCTGTTCAAGGGCCCAATTGACTCAGGTAAGACAACACTTGCAAGTGCATTATTAGATCTGTGTGGGGGGAGGTCTCTAAATGTAAATGGACCCTTTGACCGGCTGACATTTGAACTTGGATGTGCCATGGACCAGTTTATGGTATGCTTAGATGATGTCAAGGGGTCAATGCCAGAGGATAAGAGATTGCCCACAGGACAAGGTGTTGCTAACCTTGATCATCTCCGAGACCACATGGATGGCTGTGTAGATGTGAACTTAGAAAAAAAACATTCCAATAAAAAGCCCCAGAAATTCCCTCCAGGGGTTGTAACCATGAACAACTATACATTACCCATGACTCTCACTGCCAGATTCTGCAGCATTGTGCAGTTTAAGCCCAAAGCGTACCTGCGCAATTCACTTAAGAATACAGACGACTTGCTCAGACACAGAGTGCTTAATAGTGGCATTACATTGTTCCTTTTACTGATATATTTCTGTGATGTAAATGATTTTGTTTCCGACCTGCACGAGGATATACGTGGATGGAAGCAACGTATGGACAGCACTGTGTCTCCCACTGCGTTTATGCAAATGAAGCGCAATGTTGGAATGGGAACATGTATTTTGGAGGATGAGATGAACAATGAAACGCAAGATTCAGGCCTTGAATCTGGCCTTGAAACGGAAACGGATTCAAGAGACTTCACAGACTAAGAGGTTAAGGGGAGGGGGTTTATTGGATTTTAACGAATATTTACACCTCACTGCTTGCTATGTGAGCTCTTGCATTTGCACAAAACACAAAACAATAAAAGGCAACAACACAATAATAGTCCAAGATGTACTTTGTTCACAAAACTGATTGCTCGGTTTATCCTGATGACGATACGGGTCTAGCACAATGTAAAAGTCCTTGACATGTGGGAAACTCGTGATGGTAAGTTGGTAGAAAAAGGAAAGAACAAAACCTATGGAAATAAGTGGAAGTCCTTGTGGCATAATCAGATGTTATAGTTGTACAAGATGTTATTTCAGGCAAAAAAAAACCATTGGAGGGAAGAATTGTCTCAATGGATTGGTACTTTTTAAAAGAAAAAAAACATTTGCAACCTTGTCGATGGTGAGTCTTGTTTGTTTCTAGTTTCAGTAAAAAAATATATAATAAATACTCTTCTGCAATAAATTATCTTCATAAATTAATGGTACAGTACACGTATGTCCATAAACTCATTCCTATCGTAGCAGCTTATTACCTGTAGCGCTTCACAGTAGTCCAAAACCTCAGAAATTGTCCATTTAAGAGTAACAAAGTTCAAATCCTCAGAAGATAAATTTCCTCACTCAGTATGCAGAAGATGGGCGCAAAGAAGAAGAAAGAAAGAGTATAAAGTTCCTCAGAAATTCCCAGATAGTTAGGGTTGAGTCCCCGATGGTATTGGGTTGTTAAGTAAGGTATTGTAAGTCCCAGATGTTATGAGGGTTCCAAGTTGTATACTTTAGTCCCTGATGACATGAGGGTAACAGTGCCAAGCAGAATGCCATGGGTTAGCACGACCATCTTAGTAAACTTAAACAACATTGGCCTGCGCAGGCTCCTTAGTAAGAAATTGGCCAAATTGGTCCACAGATCTTATAAGGTCCGGATCCGCAGGGAGTGGTTCGGTTCCCTGGAAGATGGTGACCTCTTCCACCTGTCCCTTGTCACCTGTCATCGGCTGCCCTTTGACTTGTGGCAAGAAACTGGAAAAGAAAGAATTCAGTAAAGAACCTATAGCATAAGGATTTTTCACAGCCCTTTTCCTAAGTTTGACCTTAAAAAACCTAGGCAAACCCCGATACCTCATTTTACCTGTACTTTCCGTTGAAAACCCACAAATATCTGCAGCAGCCAAATAAAGCCTCCCTCCCTTGCAGAGTGGCCCCACCCCGTATTCATCCAGGAGAATTGTTGTTGTTGTGTTAGTAACCGAGAGAACCGGTGGCGTCTGTGCACCACCTGTGAGTGTTCCAAAATATCTTGTGTTGTCATTCTTAGAAGGATCTGCACCCCAGACCTCGATGGGATAGGTCCCATCTTCGTCTAATGTGGTTTTCAAATTTGGATCCAATACTTGTGCAATTGGGTGCAGCTGGTCCTTCACAGGAACTTTCCTTTCTGCAGGATAGGTTGCACTGAAATTACTTACAAGTGCCTGCAGATCCAAGGGTTGACCTCCCACAGCAAAAAAATGATAATTAATGCCAGCTATGGGATACCCGATGCCTTCTGGTTCCACTCTTTTTGATTGAGAATGTACATTGACAAGTGAAGAGATTCCAAGAACTTCTGTTTTGGTTGACACAGCTTCCCACATTAGCAAGGTTTCACAGGTCAGATCAGGGTTAAGATTAGGAAGCTGAACCTGTGCTGCACTATAGCATGGTAACTGTTTAAAGGGAGGTGTGTCAGTGCTTTTCTCTGTTCCAACAGTAATCAACTCGCTATACCCATAATAATCATCCCCCTCAGGTTCCCCCATACGTGGCTGCAAAAAGCATTCTATGTCAACAATAGAATCAGGCCCGCTTCTTACTTCTAGAACTTGCACTCCTCCGCGCACGAGTATTCGGGGGACGTTTTCCGGTTTTCGGAGGGGTCTTTTGGATGGTACGCAGGGTCGTCCGCCTCCTTTTCGCTGCGGGGCCATCTCTAGGTGTTACCTGTCTATAATCTTCATCAAACAATCCTAATAGCAAAGGAAGGACCCAGTCAGGAGCATGTTTTTGCATTGCACCACCAGGTGCAGTAACCTTGGTCACAAACTCTGCAGATACAGTGTTAGCAAACACATCCTGTTGTTCATAAGGGTTAACCTTTCCCAAGCGTTTCCGAATACCACTAAACTGAGCTGGATTGAGGGGCGGCAGTTCCTCATAGTAATTATCTAAAAATGTATAGACGTCAGACGGCAAGTGGGCTATTGCCCACGTAGCATTTGTTAGCAAATCAACTAGTGTTTCAACCAATGTCTTGGCTGTTCTTTCGGCTATATTCCGGGATGCATCGGTTAATTGTCTACGTGTAGCATCGCGGAAGGTGGAAAAAAAAGCTTGTGTCAGGTGATGGAACAATTCAGGGCCCCACTGGGTTGGATCAATATATCTTAAAAACCTGCTAAATTGCGTTACACCAGGGAATAGGTAATCAACTGGAGGAAACCAAAGTTGAAGGGCCATATCAGGTATAGAGTGACTCCAGGTAAGATTTAAAGTAGCTGTGACAAGGGCAATTACAGCTAAAGATGAGTGCTGTAAAGCAGCTACCGTAGCAAGCTGTTCAGCTAAGTTTATAGGTATAGATGTTAAAACGCCAAAAGTATCCGCTGATATGCCCAGCGAGGTCAACGCCTCTAGCTGAGATGCCTCTTCAAAGAGAACTATAGAGTTAATTTCAGCCTCTAATGCTTCCAAAGCTGAGATGAATTCTCCTGACACGAGTGCTTCAGCAGTAAAACCAGATGCTGCCGCAAGCTCAACAACATCTGACAGTAATGCCAACACGGCGCCCATCTCCTAAAACAGAAACATACTTACTCATTCCCGCCAATTCCAACGGTTCAAACCCCTTAAAAATAGCAAAAGGTAAATCATACTTACAGTTGTGCATCCTGTCCAGGCACTGGTTAATGTGCTAACAAAGAACTGAGGAGATTTAGCGGTATATATGCAGTTGCCCCAACCCCCGCACAGACTGAAGCAATTACTTATGTCATGAGGTTCGGTTCGGAATTTTTGGCAGTGACATGCCTCTTAGTGTCCTTCCATGAACCTATTTCCCGTGGGTAAAAACTTCCAAGCAAACGTTTTGCACACATCTCTACCAAAGTTCTGAAAAATATTAAAAAAGCATCAGTACTAAATCAAAAAAAGTGTTAAAATGTTTCTGCAAAGACGCCAGTATGTTCTGCCAAGTTTTGCCCGCCGCCAAGTTAAATTGACAGCCAAACCTGCGGTAATAGAACGATGTAATTTGTAAAGCCCAACCATTACTTTATGTGACCCTGCATCCGTTCCGCATGTGGTACAAATTACTGTCCTTTTTTATTGAAAAATATAAGGAGGCCTGAGGCTTAAGCCTCCTTCTAATTCTTAAAGTAATGAGAGGCTTTTCAGAGGCTTCTTCAGAGGCAAA